TCCGTACCCGTACAGTAAACAATCGACATTTGACCTGCTGAAATAGCCAGTGTGGTTGCATCGTCAATCGTTTCAGTCAGGTTAGGATCAATAGTGATAACACCAGTGCCGCTGTTCTTGATAACAAAAGCAAAACCATCACCCAGCGTTGCCGCTGCTGTTAGGGTTAGTGTCCAAGTACCAGTTGTCGCATCAATCACCTTACCCTTATCAGCCGCAACAACCGTATAAGCCGCTGTCTTGGCAAGTGTGTCATTAAACACAGCACCCAGTTTTGTCAGTGCCGCCGCTGTTGTACCTGTTGTATCCAGTAATCCAGACAGGTAATCGCGCAAACTGGTCTGAGCGGTCTTAAAGCCCCCCTCCGTTACACTTGAGCCTGTCCAGTCACTCGCTGCTGGTAAAGCTGTCATAGTTTAACCTCTTAGTAATTCCACATTAATGTTGTATCAACTGCATCCCACATATCAGCAGAGTCAGTTGTCCACATATAATCTGCTGAATCGCCGTAAGCGATTTGTACCCATGGGCCTTTTGTTAATCCGACAGCAGCCACCCTGACAATGGTTGAGCCTTGATAGATGGCGGTTGCTGTATAGTTTGACGTTCTGGTTTCGCCAATGCGGGTCCATGTTGATCCATCTTCAGATACCTCTATAAGATAGTGATCTGCGCCTGGGGCTGGTTGCCATGACAGCAACATGATTTCAGGGCTTCCTGGCATAGATGCTGAGGTCAATCCGGCAACAACCGGAGCCGTATAAAGCGTGGTCAACTGGCTGGAATTGACTGAAGGTGTGGTGATGCCATCTTCTGCCGTATGTACGTTGTCATCTTCATTAACACAGGTGATTTCTACTTCATGTAAACTGCTTGGCCTTACTGATAACACCAGCGCACGTTGTCGCCATGTTTCAGCCCAGCCGAATGAGTAATGAGTGCGTTCCCAGTTACCTGTTACGTTCAGCAAGTCAGTGTCGGATAAACCAGTAATGATAACTTCTTTAGAAGTTGCGCCAGCTATCGCATGGAATGGCCCAAGTACAGAACCATCTTTTTTCCTTAAACCGATATAGTGAACACGGTTTGTTTCAAAGGTGAAATCTTCTGAGCCTGTTAATGTGACTTCGGGGAACCAAATAGTTGTTGTGCCTGTTGCACTGACAGCCTCAGTGAATGGCGTTGCGCCAACAGCAGGATAAAACTGAAATCTATAACCTGTATTACTGTTGCCTGATGACGAAGCAGAAAGAGAAACCTTCCACCAAATGCCGTCTGCCTCAACAATTACGCCTTCGAGTGTTGCTGCGCCGGAAGTTTCATAACTACCATCTGTGACATCAAGCCTAATAAGTTCTGATACTGTAGTTCCACCGATAAAATCAATATCGAAACGACAAAAATGAGTAGCTGTTGCGTCTTTCAGTATCCAGAAAGTTTGTGCAACTATATCGCCATCAGTATAACCGACAGAGCCAGAGAATATCGATTCATAAAGTGTTATGCTGTCGTCCGTTATTTCATAGGCAGTTTGCGAACCGTCATAGGCAGTTTGCGAACCGTCTGGACAAACCGCTGTTGATGATGACCTTGTTGCATCATTCCATATTGACCAATCATCAACACCACCACCCAAAGTACCAACAGCAGTCAACTCACCAGACTGACCCCACTGTGGCATATCATGGGATATGGCAATCAGATCACCGTAGGATGGTATGAAGCCTTCCATTTCAGTCGAGTAGGTAATGATCTTTCTGCGATACCGATCAGAGGCTTTAAGATAAACACCCTCACGGTAGGCTTGATCTCTTTCTGTCACACCAAACAGGTCAGCGCGTGTGGGGTTAGCCTCTGAGCTTCCGGGGAGTGAACAGATAACCGTCTGCTCATACCAATAATCATTGTCGAAGTAGTGCATTTCTACACTGTCTGCACTGTCCTCTGTTGGCATGATGTACTCAATGCTCAAAGAGTTTTTGACAATGTTACGCATGGAGTAAAGCGCAACAGGAATAGTCTGAGCCTCATCACGTTTAAAATACAGGATCCCGCCTTGCATATAAGGTTTGGCTCGACCAACCTGGGCCAACTGTGTAAGTGCTTCCCAAAAGGTCAACTGGTTTTCAAACCGACCGTCAAAGTAGTCACCTCGGCCTGACCAAGTAGTGTCTAGGTCGTATAAACCCTGCAGATCAATCTGGCTGTCAGATAGCCCACCACCATAAGATGCTTTAGCCGCATCAGCAATCGCCCAAGCAATCGAGCGTGTTGCCGCTGGCGTTGTTGTCCATCCGGTAGATGGGTCCCACGAATTGAGCTTGCGTGTGGCAATCACATTGATCTTACGGCTGGCCTGCTGACTCAGGTTTGACGTTGCCTTCATACGCATGGCAATCAGTGTAACGTTACCAAAGTCCCTGGTATCAGGCATATATGCCCTTAGAGCAGCCCATACAAGGTCATGGCCGTATCTTGAATCGGTTTGCTCTGTGTCGGTACGTGTTACCTGAACCTCATAACGAGCCGCTGCCACGTTGTAACGATATGAACGGCGTTGTGGTGTTGTGGTAGCTCCGCTGATGGTTTCAGTACCAAGCGTGACAAACGAACCAACAGGTGTACCAGAATCATCAACCTCTCTAGCTTCAACTTTGAAGGTTATGGATACGCTACTCAGTCCACCTGAATCATTGGCGTAATAAACACCACGCGGCGCCACCACATCAACAGCAATCGCATTGGCATCGGTGTTGGCAGCATTGGCGATAAACGGACCTATTGCCGTGGAAGTCGGCAAATCCTGTCCGGCAACTTCAACAGAATTATCCACATTGTTTGGAAACAAAGTGACAGAATCACTGGGGCCGACTATCTCATAGGTGATTTCATCCCAATTGGATATGGCGGTATCTTCAATGCGTATCGCTTCGACATCATATTCACCCTGGCCTAAACAAAAAAGCTGATACAGAAATTGCTCGTTACCAACATATTCTGTATAGGGTTCAGCAGCAAAGTCTGGATAAGCAACCATCCTGCCGTAATGAACAGGGATAGCATAACCCAAACGCGCCATGTTGCCCTGTGCTTGCAAATTATATGTGGGAGAAGGCGAAGCAAGCGCCTGGTTCTGTAACGGAGTAGGTGGCTTTGGTGGTGGTATCAGCATATTAACCAGCATTCCACCAGCAAGCTGTATGCCTGCCGCCAACAGTTTACCTGCTGTTGTACCTACCAGGCTGGGTGCCAGTTTACCTGCAATCATTGGCGCGAAATAAGCCACTGCTATCATTAAGATAATTCTTAAAGGATTAGAGCTACCGCCACCGCCTTCAGGCAAGACAACAACAATAACAACATCATCATGGGATAGTTTAGCGTCCCATTGATCGCGCATTATCCATTGACCATTGTGATTGACAATATGCGGAGCCTGAAGGCCAGGCACAGTCTCGCGCACTGTATTAGCATCAACCTGTTTTACTTCCCTGTGTCTTGTTGGGTGAAACGGGTCACGGACGACACATACATTAACTTTCATTTTTATGCCTGTAATAAGTTAAAGTTTTCCAGCCCAACATTTCCAGACTCTTGTAGTTAGAAAAGACCACACCTTCGCCACGGGTACAATGAAGAACACCACCACGATCAGCGTCAACCCATACCCCAATATGTGAAGGATATTTTGTGTGTGCCATAAGAACGGCATCACCCTCTTTCGGAGAACATACCTTGTCCCAGTTACTCTTTTCTTCATTACTATTTAGCTCTTTGGCAACTGAAAGAATATTATCAACGTCAACATCAAAGGCAGGCAGTTCCACATGGAACACTTCTTTTTGTACCCGTCGAAAGAATGCCCAGCAATCATGCTCTCCGGCAATCCATGGGTCGCCAATGTAATCAATAGCCCAACTCATCCAGGGATCAACCCGGGAAAACGATCAGCATCGTATTTCTCACGCGGCCATAGCTTGTTGGAAAAATCACCGAAGCCTGCAACAGCAGATACTTTAAACACATCAGCATTGATACTTGAAATCTTCATGTGCATTGGAGGGTCATTCTGAGGAACGGTCAAATCTGTACTAATGTATTCACGATATGTCACTTCAATGATGTCATTAGTCGCAGCAGCCAGCTCAATGTTGGCAAGTATTTCACGCGATACATTGTCAATTTCTATCGTTAATTGCGGAACACCATCGGTGCCGATTTCAGGCTTCTTAAAGTTAAACGCAAAGGCTATAAAAGTAACCTCAGTGCTTGGGTCTTCAGGTGCAGTAGATTCAAGTGTTGCCGTTAAATTCTGATAATCACGAACAACCCTGATTGGCGAAGAAAAGGCACTATGCCTCAACTCCAATGTGTGAAAAATAATAATATCAGAAGGAGCTGAAGCGTATGCCTCTTTGATGGCATCAGATAAAACTGGGTCTGTCATTCTCTAATCTCTATCTGAGCCTGCACTTCCCAAAGGTTGTGAGTGACTAACCTGGCCTTAAATGTAGTCAAGAATCTTGCTTCTACTGACTCTACACTACCATTGCCAACATTTAGGCTTATATTGAACCATCCAGCGCCGCCTGCAGCGCCTGTAGAATCATTCTCGAACCAGGCTCTAAATGTATTCATTTCTGAATTAGAATATTTCCAACGCACTGAAAAAATATCATTACGAGCACTGGTTCTACGTCTTTTCCTGGGCGTTCCGAATTCCATATCGGTCCTGACGGATTGATCCATTGGTTCAAAGCTATAGCCATCGACCTGAGCATCTGGCAACCCTGTGGGATAGTCAGCCATTAATAGCCTCCCGGTGTTCTACTAAGCCCGTAAGTGCCTTCCATAGTTTTTGGAATGACCCCCCTCCCTGACATAATATCTGAAGATATTTGTTTCTTAACAGAGTCAACAAATATATCAATCATTTGAGTGCCGCCATCGTCGCGCTGTTGGACTTCGCCAGCCTTGCTTGAATCTTCGATAATATTCACCACAACGCCTGTAGAAGAACCAACACTTGTTACAGCGGGGTTATACGCCTTTGGGACAACGGCCTCGCCCTCATGAAGCATGGCAACCATGTCAGATGGAACATAATTTGTACCGGTATCTAATTGCGGAAAATCAAGTGCAAAGCCATCTGGCGTTATCATTGTTGATGGGCTTGAGCTTATGCCGCCTACGATCAGCGATGGTAAACTCTGTTCAAACCAGTTTCCGACTGAATCAAATACAGGGTCAAATGTTTTTGCAAGTGCCATTCTTGCTATCTGATTAAGAACAGAAGTAATGAAATCCTCAAAGTTACCTTCAGCATTAAGCAGTTCATCGGCCAGGTCTTTGCCCCAGCTTTCAGATGCCTTACGCATAGTTTTGAATAACTCATCATATTTGTCTTCAGACTTCTCGAGCGCGCCCTGCAAATCCTCCCATGCTTTTTCTTCAAGTCTGTCACGAAGGTTTGCTGGAAGGCCTAGTTCATCGTGTAAATCAGCAATTTCATTAAGCCTGATTTCATAAGCCTCCATTGGCGTTGCAACACTTTTCCAAAGGCTATTAATTTTTTTGGTCTTGGCAGCAAATATCTTTTCTATCTCAGAAAAGCTAGACTCCATTACATTATCGAATACAGCAAACTCATCTTTGGCTTTATCAAGCTCTTTCTTAATCTCACCAGAATTGATGACGGATACACGCTTATCCAGTTTGCTTTGTAAATTGGAGAGAGCTTCTTCAACCTCTTTAATGCCTGGTGCAGCGCCTTCCATTTCAACTGCAATCTTGGCAGCTTCAAGTGCAATTTTATCTAATCCACTATCCTGTGTTTGCAATGCAAGTTCTGCAGCAGCATCGGCAAAATCCTTAAATGATCTTGGTGATGGGGAATCAAAAAGCGACCTATAAGTGACAAGAAAATCCTCAAGGTCTTCAGCAGCAACACCTGCCTTATTGGCAGCCTCTTCAAGCTGATCGTTAAACGCTGGCAACCCAACAGTTGCGTTTAACGCATTACCAAACAAGTTATCAAATACACCATCCAGCCCATAAGCCGATATGTCTGTATCATCAAACAACCCACTGATGCGATCTGACGCTGCCGCCTTGAACTTGTCGAACTCACGTAGAGCAACTTCTAATTGCACCTTAGCAGCGGCAGCACTGACTTCGGCTGTTTTTGCTATCTGTTCAGAAAGAACTATTTGACCATCTTTAGTTTTTTCTGTGACCTTTTCAAGCATTTCCAGGGATTCTGTGTACCTATCAACAGCAGACTTTGCAGCCTCTGTGTCCTTGGTCATACCGTAGACAATGGCTGCCAATGCAGCAACAGCGGCGCCAGCTATCGAGCCCCACATGCCAAATACTGAAGCAATCTGAGAACCCTGTTGGCCGAGAACCATCAAGGCATTTTGGCCACCCTGTAACTGAACAGAAATATCCTGTACCTGGTAGCCAAGCTGGGAAAAGTGCGCTCGCATCTGACGAGTTGAAGTGCGGGAAGCGCTATTGAGTCTTTTAAGATTCCGCTCTGCTGACCTTATGCCACGTCCAGTATCGTCACTTGCCGATATTCTTAACGCAATATTTTCAGTTGCCATTATCGTTTTTCCAATACTCTGTTTTCGATGACTTGTATGCCTTTGAATATCTCAGGAGTGACTTCGATGTTCAGCATATTGAGCGCTGATTCAACAGCGACATAATCGAGCCCATACAGCTGACCCATGGCGTTTGTTCGCCACTGGGTATAAACAGCAGAGTAGGCATTTATTATCGGTTGGTTTTCAGGGTAAATTTCTGGTTCAGGGCATTCCTTGCACTTCACCTTTGACTTGCGTTTGCTCTTACAAGTCTTGCAGTAATCTGGACCGATCTCGCCTTCCTTGGCGTAGATGTAGTCAGCCCAGTCTTTTAGTTTTTTACTGCTGCACCTTTACTTGCAGAAGCCCATGCTTTAGTAATCCCTTCATTAACATGCTGATCCCGCATGGCGGCATTAAACGACTCTCTGTTATAAGGCAGCTGGTTTCCATCCTTATCGCCAATACCTTTCCAGTCTTTGATGTGCTCGAACAGGAAATCTATCTGCGCTTCAATTTCACGAAAAATTAAGTCAGCTCTCACGCTAATGTCTGACACAACCTTGCACTGAAGTTCAATTTCATGCTCTATTGTCTTCCCACCATCAGCCGGCTTGATTACGGTGCCTGGCCACCAAACGATTATCTCTTCACCTAGTTTAATCATATTGTTGCCACCGCATTTTTAACGATAGTCTGAAGTGCAGAAGTAGAACCGCTGATATAAGCCTGGAATGGCATGGTCAGCTTTAAGCCGCCTGGACCTTCAATCGGTGCTGAAGTGCGCTCAAGTTGCAACTGCTGTATGAAAAACTCCATATATTCGTTACCAGCTGAACCAAGACCAGTGCCGCGAGTCAGCGCAATTTTCAGACTTGTTTCAGTACCGGCAATCGCTTTTGTGAGCAGAGCATCTGATTCAAACAAAGCGGTAATAGTTCCGGATACAGTAGAAAAGCCCTCTGGCAACGCTCTACGAACACCTGAACCGCCTACCACATAGGCAGAGTCATCAAGCTCGTTATCCACTGTGAATTCAACAGATTCAACATAAGCGATGCTAGATCCACCCTCTTCAATTGACGCGTCGAACGCACTGAATGAAGTATGGCCGTTGTCAGTGACGGTTGCATCAATAGATGAAGTACCCATCACTGATGTCGCGCCTATGATAGACAGGGTGGCTGTCGGTACGCCCTCATTTGGGAAGTTGAACGCTGCTGAAGCAACGCGACAGCCGTTGAACTTCTCGTAACGGTTGGTAATGTTTGCACCGTAATCTTTCTCAATAATGAAACCAACAGGCAAATCACCTAAAGTCATGGTGTGAGTGTATGGATCAGAGCCAGAGGTGGTGTTTGACCCAAGCACATGCTTGAGAATAGTACCCATTGATTCGGCACCCAGTTCAAACTCGATGTCACCAGAAACAGCAATATTCCCAGCAATAGGTGACTGTCTCTCACGACTGGTTGAAAGTGTATTGGACTGTAAAAGGTTCTGATTGCTGGCTAACGTGTTACGAACAACATAAAGTTGCTGTGCATCAGGTGCGCCCGGGTCAGCACCGTAAGTCGATTCTTCAACCAGGATGGTTGATGTCTGCGAGCCTCTTGCTTGTGGCATTGTTCTATCCTCTTAAATTTCAGGCATAAAAAAACCGCCTATTGGCGGTTCGTATTCGGGGTTGCTGTGTATGTTTAAATTAACGTATCAGGTGCCGTTTCTTTCACCTGGTACATGAGCGTATAACTTAGTGTTGCTTCTACAACTGGTTTTTCGCCATTGGCATCGATTTGATTGTCTGTTCTTGTGAGTTCTAATTCTTTGATCAATCCACCAAGGGTTTTGTCAGCTACCATGGCCTGCTCGACTTCAAGGCAGATTTGATCAATTGTGTCTTCAGCTGTCTCTACGTCGCCATCTTCATGAGCAACTACTTTCAACGAGAGCGCCCTTTCTTGTGATCTGGAATTGCCGATGCCTATTACATTTGAATGAGTAACGACATCTTCTCTGGTATGAATTGTCAGACAAGGCAGATCATTTCGATCCAGTCTAAATACTCTCGATGGATAGACGTTTTCACCAGTCGTACTTAACCCGGTCAGGAGGCTTACTACAGCATCCCTAATAGTTGTTCTTGCATGTGGCATTAGATTGTTAAGCTCAATAAGATGTTGCGGTCAGCAACAGGGATAACTTCTGCGACAGAGTATGTCACGCTCTCATATATAATCTTGTCGTCTCTTTTTACATTAGGAATCAAAGATGCTGCGCACTTAAAGGTCGGCTCGTAACCAGACACGTTGAAATCATCAAGTGGTTCGGTATTAAAATATCCATTAACGGTAACGGGTGGGTGGCCTACTTTGATATAAGACACTTCATCAGATAATGCGGCATCGATTAATGGATCAATATCTGCTCTGAATTCACTATCAAAACCCATCAGTCACCTACCCAAATTTCTACGTCCATTTCTCGCTTAAAATTACTAACTGACGTTGCTCTTACTTCAATTTTGTACTGTTCTCCATTAGTGCCACCACTGAACCATATCTGTGCTATTTGGCCGTTAATTGTTTCAGCACCTTTGATGATGTCAGTTGATCCTGCGACCTTTCCATAATTAGTAATAATTACCTTGTCAATTGTTGCGATATCGTCCCCAGCATTAAAAAGTCCTGAGAACGGCACGTCAAACGGAACATCGTCATAGGGCTGTTTATAAATGTACTCAAGCCCTGTATCCGGGTTGTACTCACTCATCTGCTATTTCCCATGTCAAAGACCTCGCCACTTCTGCAAAACCTGTTGCTCTGCAAACTCAGTGCCTCGATCAATACTCGAAAAGATCAAATCATTATTTTCAATAAAGACCAGCCCCACTATCTCGCCATTAACCAACACCGAAACAATAAAGGAGCCTGCCAATTGTCCAATCGTGCTGATATGAGGTGATACTGTGACCTCAATCTGACTTGAAGCTGATAAAGAGCCAACGGCATCAATATCACCGGCAACCGTCAAGGCTGCGCTGATAGCTGCTGCTACATCGTTATCAACGCTATGCGTTATATTTGCTGCGACAGCACTTACCAATGCCAATACAGAATCGACCTCGCCTTTGGCGTTCAAGTCGAATGCAGTTGTCAACGCTGCTGTTTGTGAAGCTGTCAGCACCCCTTGAGCTTCCAGGCCAGAAAGCATGGAAAGTGATGCGCTTACAGTCGCGGTGATATCATCAGAGGCTGGATCTACAACGCTGGCAGCAACAGTCGCAACCAAAGAAGCTACTGCTGATAATTCTCCTACGGCGTCCAGATCACCAGCCAGACTCAAAGCCATTGACTGAGAGGCTGTCAGCTGCCCCACCGCATCCAAATCAGCAAGAACTGATGTCGTGGCCTGCAATGCCGCCTGAATGTCTCCTGTGGCCGATAATGTAGGCGATACGGTAGCCAGTAAGGATAAGGCGGCAATGATACCTCCATCACTCGTGGAAATCGATCCATCTACCGTACTAACCACAATCGAATCCCAGCTACCTGCTGAGGCATCGTAGTAATCTACTGTGAATGAACCATTACCCGTACCACTGGATACTGAGAAGCGTCCTGTCAGATTACCGTTTGCCGTTTCAGCGGTAATCGTTCCACCTGCATAAGAGGAGGGGAAAGCGCCATAGTCACCACTTGCGGCTATCTCAGAGACATACTGCCAAACCGAATCTGTACCTGTCTCAGCATCAGCACTGGTTACTGTGTCTTCATTCCCCGCATTATTAGGCGAGATAATCTGTGTAGAGTTATTAGTAGTAGCCTGACTGGATAGATTAGCCGCATCATTACCTGCACTATCCTGTATAGGATTAACACCAGCCGTATAAGAGACAGTAATAGTCTCGGTAATATCAATGGTGCGGTCAGTGGTTAAAGTCACCGCAGAACCAGCTACAGCGACCCCTCCGGTATCTACTGCTATGGCATCTCTGTCAGTGGCGTCGGTAGCAATCGAGAAATCACCAATCGCAGGAACAGAGCCTTCATCAAGGTTTTCATCATAGGTTAAGACGATGGTTGTACCAGCCGCAGGAACTACCGAAGTCGATAGTGTTGGGGCTACAGCGTCTGCTGCTCCTGGAGCTACAGCAAACATAATAGCAACCATGCCATCCGGAACTAATACATCAATATCAGCATCACCAGTAGTGCCAGCAGAGGCTATGTCTTTAGAGCCGAAAACTGCGCCCATATCTCCAGCGGCAGTACCAGTATTTCCTTCTGCTGCCTCTGTCCATCCGGTAGGCTGGCTAAAAGAACCGTAATCACCGCCATCGTAACCCATAAAGTAGATAGCTAAACAATCATCTGCTGTTGTGGTAACAGCGTCTACAGTGTGCGTTGTGCCGCCCGACTGGGCACTAACTCCCGTCACATTGATCGGCGTTGTGCTATCGGCTCCGCTAACCCTAACACACCACCCTAGCATCGTGGCGCTTGAGCTTGGTGTTACTGTTACAGTGCTTCCCTCAGTACCATCTGAAATGCGAGAATACAGAGCAACATGGTTACCTTGTGCGCCGTTAGTTTCTTCTAAATCCCATCCCGTGAGATCGTCTA